CTGCAGTGTAAATTCTTGTTGCATTGATGTCAACGAAAGGTCTTACTGTCCTGGAAGAAGAGTTGATTGACACCTCATCCTGGCCGAGTTCCTGATTTTCAACAAGGAACATCATGGTATAACCGCTGTCATAGTAGTCATTGTAGGCCTGGTTGATTGTTATTTCAACGTGGTCATCGTAGTTAAGGTCCGAAGAAGTATAAGCCGTTGTTTCAATACGGATATTGAACGTTCTTGCCATTCCATATCCAGTATACTGGTTCATCGGAATATGAACAAGGAGTTTTCTCTTTCCGTCAAGACCAGTAGGGACAATCGTCGCACCGGTTGTCAAGTCATAGTCATTTGTCTCAGTAATTCTTATCTGTCCACAATGGGCGGATGACGACTGCGGTGTACAACCGGTAGATACAACATGACAGTTTGCGTTCGTACTGATATAGAACTCAACAATCTGGGCTGCAGCGCTCCTGTTGAAGGTGAGCTCATCCTTTCTCTCGGATGACTCTGTCTCGTAAATGAAGACCTTGTCATTTCCGGAAGGAGGCACCGGCGGGGTGTATTCCTGGTTAACAGTTATGTTAACAGGTGTAAATGATGTACAGCTACCACTATACTCACTTCCGATAGTAACGGTACCGGTTCTCTGGGCCGATGCTTCTGATGTCTTTATTACTGCCTTATAACCATTTGCCGTCTCTGCTTCTGTTACGGTTATCCAGCTATTTCCATTGTTACTTAGAGTAAGGTGATAGTTCGTTATAACCGGTATTTCTTCCGTTGAACCCAATGTAGGTGCGTTTATCGTCCTTTCCTGGACAACGAACTTAGGTGTCGGGTTTTGCGTTACCTCAAACTGCTTGAAAATGGTTGAGTCTGCTGGATAAAAAACACGGATGAAACAATCTCTGTGGTATTTTCCGGTATTATCACTGTTTATTGTTACTGTGAACTGTCCATTACCGCTACCATTTACCGGAGATATCGTTAACCATTCAACCGGAGCGCCAGTGCTTTCAACATCAACAGCTGCTACATGCCAAGTGACGTCATCTTCTGCCACAATTTGTTTTGTGAAAGAATAATCGTCCGAGCAATCAATTGTAACATTACTGGTGTCAACATTGATGTCAATGTCTCTTGCGAGGGCGGTTATGACAGCCGTTGCGCTATAAGCGCTCTGATAGGTGGCTGTAATTATACCTGTTTTGTCCGTGTCAGTATAGTTATATGACTGTACCATACCCCTACTCATAGCGACATTGCTAACACCAATATATGCCTCACTTGTCGTCCAGTCACATGCGCTCGTAACTGTTGAAATATCTATCGGTGTCGGGTTTCCAGATGCATACATATACAACTTCGCTTCAAGTTGTACCGTCTCGTTCCATCCAAGTGTCGCTGCAGTCGGCGTAACGACGAGTGCATAGTAATAGGTAGGTTCCTCGCCCTCCCTAGGAGCGACAACGATTGATGCATTCCCGTAATAACCGCCATATGTAGCCTTAATTGTTACGAGCTGTTCAGTATATGTCTCGTTGTTGGCTGTTACCGAGCCGCCAGAAACCATAGCAACCTGGGTTTTATTTGATTCCCATGTAGCTGAACTCGTAACATCCTCTATCGTTGTCGGCTCAGTATCACCGTTCAGATAGGTAAGGAACTGTGCGGTGAGGGATGTCGTTCCAGCGGAAGATAGTTCAGCATAGTATGGGATAACCTTAAGTTCATACCAAGGTTCAAGATTCGGCTTCTTATTGACCATAATTGAAACCTCGTTACTCTCAATTCCGTTGTAGGTACCCTTGACTTTCACCTCACGATTGTTGTATATCGTATCATTCCTTGCCACAAGTTCTCCTTCGGAGGTGATTGGTTCGGTGAACGCGCTGTTCTTCGTTATGGTCCAAAGAACCTGTGACGGGGAAACAGCAACCCTGGAGGTTTCAATCCCACCGAGTTTCGTTATGAACTCTCCGGTCAGCCATGAGCTTCCGTTCCACTCAATTGTCGTAGGATTTGCAGAAATACTGAACTCGTAGGTCGCTACCTGTGAAGGGTCAAGTTTGCTCTGATATACGGTCGCAGATACCGACTGAGCACCATTGGCAGATGCGGTGACGGTTACGCTTCTATCAGCCTTAGTACTTGAAAACTCAGGAATGGTAAGAGTTACGGAGTCGTTCCTTGTACCGGCTGTCTTGCTGAGAGTAGCCCATGAGGAATCCTTCGTAAGGGTCCATGCGGTGTTGCTGTTAATTGTGAGAACAACCGTACCACCGGAAGCTGCAACTCTGTCAATATCCGGATACATGTCAAGTATTGCTGTCTGTTCCGCCTTCCTCTGGGTTATGGTGACACTATCGGTAAGGCTCGCTGCATGGGCGGTAATCGTAACATTTCTGTCAGATGAGGTTCCAGTGTAGCTCTTTACCGTGACCGTTACGGTTGAGTTTCCGTTTCCGGAAGTTGAACTCAGCGTAGCCCATGCGGACGAGGTGCTTATCGTCCAGGCTGTATTACAAGATACCCTAATTCTGACGGTACCACCAAGGGCAGATACCACCGTTGAATCGAGCGCCTCGAGCGAAAGCGTAGGTGTTATACCACTGTCATTGTAAGGGTTCGTCGTAAGGCTCCAGTGAACGATATATTTCTTGTCGTTATATGTGAACCTTTCGCCCTCCGGAGGATATTTTATGATTTGTTCCTGCGGGATGTCAGTTCCAAGGTCAGTATACCACCCAGTCTCAAGCGTCTTTTCTGAAGTGGTGATATCAAACGGGTCCATTGACTCTTCCACCCCATCATGCGAGAAGGTCAAAAACGCATCCTGGATTACTACTCCAGGTGTGCTGTGTTTGACTGTAAGTTTCCAGTTACCTTCTTGGGTTTGTCTTAGCTCCATCTTTTTATCGTGCTATTTTTTTATTTAGTTGTTTCCCTATAAATATTCAAAACATAGTTAAAATGACCATGAAAGTATTGAAGTTGAGGGTATCATCTGTGTCAGGTACGGGATGACGGAGGCCTCGATATACTGTCTGAACTCCCTCTTGTCATCCGCGTTCGTAATACCGTCCAGGACCTTGAAGTGTATCTCCAGGTTCTTCACATTCACCACCGAGTTGGCCGCGGCTTCTCCATTTGTTCCCCTTACCCTTGTTTCCGGGTCAAAGGTATTGGCTGATGACTGTCTTCCGTAGAGCTTCATCGCGTCGGAAGAGAAGTGACCAGAGGCATTCGCGGCCTGACCTATCTTTACCGTGCCGTTTTCACCTGCGGAAGAAAGCATTTCAACGATGTCATATCCCAATGTGGAGGTGCAACCGGTTTTTCTGTCGGCCGGGTTTTTCATGTTCTTCTTCTTGCCCGGGTCGCTGCAGTTCCTAATCGCGCAAATCTCGTCGGTCACATCAACCTCCCTGAACTCCATCCACTCGGACCTTGCGGTGTTAACAATGCAACAATCATCGTCAAGTTTCCTGCTGCATACGACATTCTTACCGTACTTGAAATTGTAGTCGTCAGTGAAGAACCAGCACTTTCTGTTGTCCTCCTGCTTCGTGACATCAAACTTGAAATCCTTAATCCTGTTGCAAGACGTATCGTCAATTCCGATAAAGTTCTTGTTGACCAGTGAATAATTGAAAATCTCGCTCATTCCGCTGATATATGCCATACCATCATCGTATGTGCCGTTTCCGATGTGCGGGTTGTTTCCATTCGTGTCGTCCTTGATGGATTCCATGTAGAGGATGAGCGTACCGGCTGAATTCGGGTTCTGTATCTCGCTGGTCTTAACACTTCTCCAACCATATTTTCCGAGGTTCTGACTATAACCGAGGTACTGGTTCAGCTCGACGTTCTCCAAGATGAAGTAGTGGGAGGCGTTGGACGCATCACCATTGTAATCGTCCTGCATGGTTGAGATGTCGGTCACATAGAATACATCGTGGGTGATGGAAGAAGCGAAGGCCTCCTGGAGAAGCTCATCAAAATCCTTTGCAAACTTCATCCTGGCCTGGGTTTCGCTGTACAGATTGTTTCCGGTTATCGCGGACACATTCGGGGCGATGTCAAGGTCAATGTCCATGCTCTGTTTCTTGCCCCAGCCACCGTGCATCTGAAAATAAAGCCCGTCGTCATATTTCTTTCCGTGTGAGAACCAAGGAACCACATAGGAGTAGTCCTTTCCGTCCTTCCAGTAACCGACCTCAGCTACCGGAATACCGCAATAGTCACCATACGGGTCAAAGGAATTGAAATTGACCTTGTACTTGTTGACAGTCGCGACATCCTTTGCAAGTGGGTATGCGAACGCTCCGAGCTGCCTGGTGCTCTCACAGAAACGAGGGAAGGTCGTGCCGGAGAAGACATAGACATACTCGTGGATTTCGTATTCTTCCGGGGTGAAACCGAACAGGGCGAGCATTGCGTCAAGGCCCTTCCTGGTTCCCTTGACGGAGAACAGGTAGTTGGAATTGAGCTTAAGCCTGCGCAGGAACTCATTGTTGGCATCGCTGGCCGTGAAACCGGATGTAAGACCAGAATACAGGGTTTCGGTCCTCGTATCGTTGTCGTTCGTTATCTTCAGGGTCTTCGTCTCCCAACCGGCTATATCAAGGACATCGGTCAGCGTATAGTCAGGAGTGTTTGCCTTCTGGTTGTAAGTAATTGTGTTGATGGACTTTATCGCATCAGCATATCTCTTGAGGTCGTCAAACTGTCGGCCATAGATTTTAGTGATAGGCTCAACCCTGGATGTGTCTATGGTGCTCATGTCCTGGATGTCCCCGTTGCTGTTGGATATGTAGGTCCAGTCAAGTGTCTTTATGGCCTCATGTGTCAGCGACCTCCACATGTTATCGCTGTGGAACTCGTCATAGTATTCAGCAAGCTCTATGAGTGATTCGACATAGGCATAGTACCCGCCGCTGAGGTCCGGGTTGTAACCACCAAGAAGCGACGGCCAGGTATAGGCAACCATATCGTAGACATATCCCTCGTCGGTCTCTCTCGGTGTCTCAAAAACCGCGGTGTAAATCGGGCGGGAAACACGGTCAAGGAGAACGGCGGTAAAGTCGTCGCAAGTACGGAAATACTCTTCAACAATTTCCTTCTTTGGCCTGATATGGGCACCCCTTAACGGGTCAACAGATATGGTTTCCCTTGTTTGCGACTCGGTAGAAGCACCAAGTTTCATCATAGGCCTTGCGGACCTCATAGCAACCGGGCCTGTCTGCTCTAGAACACTGCTTATGACAAGCTCCTCAGCTGGTGTCTCTCCGCTCTCGTCTCCAGGGTCAATCGTGCCGCCAGAAGTATTGCCAGAATCCTCGCCAGGGTCAATTGTGTCACCTGATGTGCTGCCGGAATCTTCACCGGGGTCAAACGTGTCACCAGAACTAGGAACATCATCACCACCTGACTGACCGGATAATGTATATTGATTGAGGTTACCCATTATCGTAACATATTCCGGTTCTTCCTCATTCTGCCTCAGGTTGGCTGAAATCGTAACTATCTCGTCTTCCGAAATTCCTTGGTCAAGGCTTGCGGTAATAACAATACGCTCGTCAAACCCTGGGTCTTGGTCAAGGTCTGCGACAATGTTTATCACCTCTGACTCATCTTGGTATTGGTCAAGGTCGCCAATAATTGTAATCTGCTCCCCTTCGCTTTCGCATTCAACATAAGTGTAATAGACCGTTCCGTCCGTATAATCCTTGTAGACATTGATGCAGATTTCCATACCGGAGAAGTTCATCGTCACCTCCGCAATCTTGTCTACCTCTACATCAACACCGTTATAGCATTCTCCCAGGGCCGTGATTTTCACATCGTAGCCGGTAAAGGGGTATTCGTTCTTCGTGTTTCCGCTATCGTCAACGGTCAACAGGACATAGCTGGAACCGCAGAGGCAGAAATACCGGAGCGGATTATAGACACTCGTCTCCTGCAAGTTCTTTGTCGTTATGTCAATGCCGTATTCATTGTACAGCAGATTTTCCACCTTCGGCTGCTTCGGATTTCCGTCTGAGTCAAGTTCATTGAAAGAGTAACCGACACCCTTGTTTGAGTCGTAGATTGAAATTGTTTCGGAATTTGAGAACCACAGCTCTGCCGGGAAGTCGGTGATGACCCCGTTGATGGTTCCCTGTACGAGTTTCACCGCGGAACCATAGCACGCGAAGTCCTGGATGCTGGTATAATTGGGTTTCAGTCTTATCCTGGTCTCGGTGGTAATTCCGCTGTCGATGATGGTGTCAAGGGTCCACGCACCCCTCTCTTCCGGGTTGTCGGACGGATTTGGGATGAACTTACCCCTGACATGTTTCTTCTGGCCGTTGATACCCTGCCTGGAAGTGAACACGAAATTGGAGTCGCCGATGACATATTCGCCCTTCATGGCGTTCGGCATCGGATTTATGGTCGTGTAGTCATTCTCATAAATCGTCGCGCCGGAACCCTTCTTGTGCTTCCTGCGTAATGTGAAATCGGCTTTTGTCGTTATGAACCTTCCCATAGTCCTTAAATGATGTTATCGTAATCTTCGCTGCTCTCAATGTTCTCCCTCTTCCTCTTGACCGTGTAAAGCGGCTCGCCGAGGGTGTTCTTCTGTTCATAGAAATCGTACTGCTGGTAGATTTCCTTGTTCTCGTTGTAGTGCGTCATAATGGCGTTGTCGTGGTCCATGATGGTATCGCCCTCGAGCATCGTCGTAATGGTCTCGGCATCATGTTCAACCATCTCAATCTCAATCATAACCGGGCTGAACTTGGTGTTGACTATCGCAACCAAGTCCTTCTCCGGGACACCGGTACCTATGTTCGGAGCCACATTCGGGCTGTAATCACCATAGGAACAAGGTGTCAGGGTACAGAACAGGAGGTTGGACGAGCTGTCAGTGTACTGATATCTCTTCGGCATGTTGACCGAATCTGAAACACTCACCCAAATTGGCTTACAGAAGTTGCAGGAGGTAACGATGAATGCACGGTCTGTCCTCACGGCCGGAGTAACCGACGCGTCAAAATATTCAATGCGATAGCCCGTCAGGTCCGTAACCCCGTCAACGGTCTCCTTGTTGATGACCACGCCGCGTATTTCTGGGTAGTCGGCAAGAACACTGACATCCTGGAGGTTGGTTATCTGCTCCTTCGGCCGGATGTATACCGTGTAGATGCCCGTGTCATTGAAGACATCAAGCGGTAGCCGGAGGTTGAACATTCCGGGCAGTATCGTTTCTATGTTGTTGTTCACAGGTCCGTTGGAGGGTACGAGGTTTGAGGCATCCAGCTTTTTGAACTGGGTGAAATCCTCGTCCGTGGTACTTCTGTTCGGTCTGTAGAAGTAAAATAGTTCAGCGTCTTTCTTCGGGTCTATCTTGGCCGACCTGACTGTTCCATATAATCCAGCCATCTCTGTTATAGGTTAAAAAAGTTATTTCCATAATTCACAAGGTCCTGCATGGTGTTACACTCAGCAAGCTTGTAATGTCTCTCAAATGCCGATGCTCCGCCCCTGTCTATCGTAACATTCACATCAACCTTCGGCGGGAGCGAGAAGTTCGTAAGGTAATCTTCCTTCGTTAAATAGGCATCATATGGTCTAAAATACTCTGAGGCAAAATCCTTGTTCCATGCTTCACCGGTTCTGAACTCTATGATGTGTGCCGTATTTCCTGTCCGGTAAAGGTTGTATCTCGGACTGTAAAACTCCTTCGCATCCGCTTCAAAATCAATGTATTCCGAATAAACCGGGACATTGTCGACACCGTCAAGGGCTACAAGGTCAACATGGGAGGTGTCCAGGACATGTTTCTCGTAGTACACATCACCGCCACCATAGTATCTGCTGTATGTACCGGCACTGTCTCCGACGAAGTATCCGCCGACCACATACTTGAACCATACATAGGTAACACCTGACTCTTGCGTGGTTCCGCTCTCAGTTATGAAGTCTCCCCGATAGATATATCCATTATCATCGGAAACAAGGTATACATTCGTCGTGTTTCCTATCTTGTACGGGACGGTCATCGGGCTTGACGGCGAGTTGTTGTACTTGACAAAGAAGTAGTAGTGGGTCTTAAACGGGTCCTTGTAGTCGTGTCCGTAATTTTCCCTTGTGCTTGCCTCTTCCTCCTCGGTAATGGCAATCCTTATACCGGCCTCCTGCGTCGTTATCGTGCGGTAGTACTTGTTGGTGGCGTCCTCGTATTGCGGGTCTTCGTCTGGCCGGTACTTTACTTCCTCGCTCTGTTTTCCGTCACCGTTCTTGCTGTTCTTCGGCTCACATGACGGAAGCGGCTCCATTTCCCACACCGGGTCGGCCTCACACATTTCATATCGGTTAGTCTGGTCATAACCGTTATATTTCGCCAGCTCGTCCGCCACAATCTGGTTTGCATCTTCCAAGGTCTTGTGCCCGGCGAATAACTTGTTCAGCGACTGCACGATATTGTCATTGTCGCAGTGTGCCGAGAAAGTAGCCGGTGTCATATCACTGTCCTGGACATATTTCACACAATAGTCAATGACCTCTCCGCTGACAACCGTATGTGCCGAAACCTCCATCCGGTAGAAAACCTCATCGGACTTCTTAACACACACATACATCTCACCGGCCGGATTCGGAAACTTTTGGAACAGGCCCGGAAGCACATTGTCCTTGTCGTCGGTGTATTTCTTCGGACACCTTAAGGTATTCAACAGCGACTCAACCTCAATTCCATCCTCGGTGACTCCGGTTTCCATGACAATCTGGTCAATGGTAAGAGCGCACACACCCATTTTGTTCGGGTAATGCGCCGGTCCGAATGGTCTTTCCGTCTCGTCAAGTCTACCGTCATATTCAACCCCGTCAAGGTTGGTCAGAACGCCGACATCCGTGAAGTTCTGCGTCAACAGAACCGGCATTTCAATATAAGGCACGGCGTAGGTCAGGTTGTTCAGGGCGTTCAGCTTCCTCTGGCACTCGTTCTTGTGCTGGTTAAGGAAGTTCAGCATGTCAGTTCCGCCCATATCGTCCCACAGACGCATATTGCAGCAGTCGGCGGATAGTGTCTGGTAGTTTTCAAGCCAGTCAATGTAGCTGTTAACATCGGCACACGGCATGGTTTTCGGAACCTTTATGTGCTTGTTGTAGATGCTGGCCGGAATATTTATCCTTCCAATCATGTCATCTACGACCATGCAGTAGTCCACCCATTTCGTATGTTCATAAGAACCTATCCGGTGGCTTGTAACCGAGGATGGAAGCGAAATCCCGTCAAGGTAGCTCGCAAGGCCAAGAAACTTATCGTAGTCACTGATTAGAACGATGTAATCATCTGACACTGAACCACTTGTTCTGTATATCCTCCTTGTCTCGTCTCGGAGACTGTCAATCTCGGTGAAACTGAAGTCGTCCGCATCATAGGCGGCGTAGGCATACAGCGTCTCCGGCTCCTCACCACCTTCAAAACATTGACCATTCCATTCAAAAGCCCCAACATCCTCTGTGAATATGACCTTCCCGTCCTTTGTCTCAACCTTGCGGAGCTTGACACTGGACCTGACCATATTCAAAAGGTCATAGTACTTCCTAAGCATCGCCTCGTAGGTCTTGTCCTTATCAGCCAAGAAACACGGATTGGCAACCATCTGTCCCCAGTTTCCATTGTCATCGGAAGCCGACTCAAGGTCAAGTTCAGACATTGTATGACATGATGAGCCGGAATGCTGAGTGTATGCCTTACCAAACTCATAGTAAGGCATCAAACCCTGCGTTCTCGTCCTGGCCCCTTCAAGGCATATTGTCTTCTTAATGTAGTCCATGTCTATACAGTGTCTTCTGGCTCTATCATCGGTTCAAAAAGGTTGAAAACCAGCCGGTCGTCCTTCCACAGAATTCCCTCGGCCTCTCCATTTTCCGCTGGTTTGGCGTTCGGAAACATATACACATAACCGTTATCGGACAAGGTTATCCTAACCGGTATATACAGGTTCTCGCGGTAGTTGGAAACCTTCAGAGTCTTCGGTTTTCCTGTATCGTCGTCCTTCCCCCAGTATATCAGTGGAATGGTTCTTCCGTATCCTGCGTGGTTGAATTCAACTTTCATATAAATATCCTGGTGCTCTTTTTCAAGGGGTGCATCCTGCCTGAAAAGATACAGATTGAAACCCTCTCCGGACCTTGTCATGTCATACTCATCATTGACGATAAGCTGGCTCGTAACCGCCGGAACAGGGTCGGTCGTTGCCGCGGAAGACCATACGACAGGATTTATTTGGTTGTCGTAGTTCTCGTCGTCCTCCTCGAGCCACGCCTTCCTCTTGACATACTTTCCATAGAGGTCGCCACTGTCAAGGAATATCGTTGAATAGTATAGGAGACTCTGGGTGAGGGGGTTGTTTCCGTCATAGAACGAGAGTCTGATGAACGACTGCTTGACCCTGTTCTTCTGGTTGTATACATCATCGTCGGTGAACCCCAGGTATCCCATTAGGTTTGACGAATTAACGAATTCCGGGTCAGAATATAGGTCATCCTTGCCCACCGGAGGATTGTCAAGCCCGTTTCCGTTCCATGTGTCCGTAGTGTCGGTAAGGTGCCATGTATCCTCAAACCCATAGCGGTCTTCCGGGTCCGGCACTCTTGTTCTGAAGTGGAGATTGAAGGTCAGACCGGTTGCGAGGAATATCTTGTCGTCGGAAGCGTAAGCCGGGGCGTATTTCACCTTCTCGAGGTCAATGAAGTCCGGGATGATGCTATTTTTAATTTTTTTTACAAACAGCTCATTGACCTGATACTCCTGGAGCATTCTCTTCGCGTCATAATCCTGTTCAAGGACGATTCCGAGGCCCATGAAGTTGACATATTTGCAGACATTGACCACCTCGGCAGGAGAACATCCGTCAGCTCTTGGGTATAGATGCACAACCCCATCCTCATCGGTGTAGAAATACGGGTTCGTAGCGAAGAATACCTGGTCGCCAGCCTCCGGATTGAAATTCAGACCATCAACAATCGCCTTGGTCTTGGCCAGCACGCTGTTCCTCTCCATTGTCTCATAGTTGAAGGACTTTGAGTGTGCGACCGTGCAATCACCGCCGTCAAAAACGATGTCGGCCCCCATTGACACCTCGTTCGGATAACAGAATGCCAGGGTTCCGAACTCAAGTACATTGCTTCCGCGCCTGACATACAGCTTATAGTCACCGGAAAGGTCGCAAGGAAGCATGTGGTGGTCGGTCGTAAAGTAGAACTTGTACTTGTACCCGTCTTGGGAGGATATGTTCTTAAAGGACGATATCGTAAGGGGCGTGATGTAGACATACTCAAAATAGATGTACCTCGTGTCCCCGGAGTCAACGACATCCTTCACCAACGCATCCTCCTCGCAGACCTTCAGCATCTCGTCCGAGGTTCCGCTGCCGAACTTTTCAAAATGGAGCTTGCTTCCGACACTCAACTCCAGGGCCTTTGACTTCTCAACGACAAGGCACAGGTCGTTTCCGCTCGTAACGATTCTCTCGTAATCAAGCGGGACCGTTGAAATCACTTCGTTCGTCTTCTTACTTATTTTGAATGTTTCCATATCAGCAAGCGTCTACCATTGAGTCAATTATAGTCTGTATGTAGTCAAAATCAAGTTTCGCATCACCGTCAACCTGGAACTTTCGGAGCGGATTTTCAGCCGATGGCTTGTACAGCTTGTATTCTCCGTGCGGGTCCTGGCGCCTTACGAAGACATTCAGGTTCCGGTGGATATAGTGCCGACCGTTAGCGAATGGCATGTTGTATATCGGTGAGTCGCTGGTCAGGTCGGACATCTTCTTCGGACCGCGCCACACCAATTTTCCGGTTGAAAGTATGTATTCAGCGTAGGCCGGTGCATTGTCGTCAAGCATGGTCACGATGTATCTGCTTCTTCCGCTCGTTCCGTCTCCGCGAAGCCCTGACGGGTCAATCGGTGTTTCCGTTGCTATTACAAGGACGCTGCCGCCGTTGTCTTGGGATGTGAAAGCACTTAATGTTCCGCGGAATGTCTTTTCCTCCAGTATGTCGTATATGGCAAACGGACGACCCGCAATGAAGTCATAGGATACCGGCGAGAATACCGTTATCTTCCACATCGGCTTGTCCTCAAAGACACCCATCGTAGGTCGGTAGAATGTAACAATCTCGGTCGTTGCGGTTGTGGTGGCCGCACTCGGAACGAAGTTTATCCTCCTGGTTCCTACGGACTGCAGCTCGTCGTCCAACTCTTTCAATGTAACCTCATAGAACGGTGAATAGAAGTATCCTTCCGGGTTTATATTGCCCGGAAAGTCAAATCCGTCAAGGTTATTCAGCGTATACGACGATATTGAAAACCGGTCATCATAGGCACTGGTTTTCGTCAGGGTCACGCCTTTCGCGGGTGACGCAAGGGGTGAACGATATGGTTTGCTATTGTCCATTTTGCAGTTCGTTTACATCATATAGGTCTCCGACAATCTCATCGTAATGGATGCCGAAGTATTTCTCATTGACCAGGCACTCCCTCTGGGCCGTGTTGAACCTGTGGTATACCTTCTCAATCGTTTTCTCGGTGAACCTCGGCCTGCTGAACTCCACGATGTCCCCGTAGAACTCAGTGAAATCATCCATGGTAATCCCACTCTCAAGGGGAAGCGGCGTGTTGTCAATGTAATGTCCGTTGTGCGGGGCATCTCCGAGGATAAGGAGCAGGCCGGTATTGTAGTTGGTGCTGCACTGGCCGGTAAACACATTGTACAACTTTCTTGCATTGAAATCCTCAATTTCCTTCGGAAGGTCAAGGCCGGAAGTAACATCACCGAAACAATGCGAGTACTCAACGGTATCGGCGGTCGTAATCCCGCTGTTGTACCACTCCTCGTGCCCCCTGTTGGTCTTAATTGCTGTAAAATAGAGAGTGGTAAGCGGTCTTCCGAGGTTGTCAAGGAGACCGGAAACACAGATATCGTCATTGAATATCACCTGGGCCACTCGGTCACCATAGATGTTCCCGGCAAACGCTATCTTGTTCTGCGTATATACCGGAGGCTTCGCTACCTTCTTAAAATAATCGTTTCCGAGCCTTATGTAGTTCGGGCTGTCTTCCCCTATGACGGAAGGCTCCCTGACTACCGTAGTCCAGCTGTCGGTCTCGGTATCAGAACATTCCTCGTACTCGTAGTTGAGGAGCGGCTTGAACTTTCTGAAGTAATACTTGTTGTCACAGCCATCCTCAATCTTGTGGTAGAAGAAAGTCAGCTCGTCGTCGGAAACATCGCCGTTCGTATCGAGAGCACACACCTTCTTCGTCGTCTTGTTGTTCTCCGTGAACTCATAGATACCGCTGAATGTGTTTATGTCGGTCATCTTCACCGTAAAGTACCGGTCCGTATTCTTCCCGACCGAATCACCTATGGATATCACCCTGACCGGGACGGAAAACCGCTTGATTTCCTCGTATGCCCCTTCTGAGTAGTTTGAGGTCGTATAGAACAGACGGACCTCATCACCTGGTTCAAGGCTATGTCTGAGAAGTGAATGGAATTCAACAAGCTCGTCACCGACATTGTTGTACACCACCTTATTCTCATACACCCTGACCGCGTTCGGAACCTTTGAACCGTTCTCCGTGGACCAGGCATCCCAATCTTCTGAGCTACCGGTGAAGCCAATCATAACACGGTTGAACATGTCATAGTCATTTTTATAAGGATAGACGATTCCGCAGTCCCAGTTCCGCTCCAAGCGTTTCTTGTACCGGTTAACCTTCGGAATGAAGCTATAGAGGGTGCGGTCAGGGTACAGCTCAACGAAAGCACATGGGGTCTCGTTGTTGAGCACCCTGTTCACTGAAATCTCTTCACCGCCGAGCTCTCCGTTAGGGATGTTGATGTAACCGGCGTTGTAGAAGCCGAACCACCCATCCACATTTCGCAATTCCTCATAGAATGCGGTATCCATGGTCTTTATGTTGTCAAGCTGGTACATCCGCAGGTCGGTCTTCGGTTTGCTGTCTGGCACCGGGCCGTCCGCCTCCCCGATAATCCTGCTGACAGTCTTTCCGCTGTAATCTATCGCGAAGTCAAAGATGGTGTTGAAGACATCCTTGTTTTTATGCTCGGACGACCCTTCCATCTTGGCATGCTCAAACACTTCACTACGCAGAATATGGTTGTTGAATATGTCGTAGCCGCAAAGATACTCAAAACCACCTATCTTCTCGTGGGAAATCTCGGTGTCCCTTACCGCGAAAACCTGGTCTATGGAATCGCCGCTCTGATTAAGCGTTCCGTCAGGGAAAATCGTGGAGAACTGGCCGCTGTTCCTTGAAATCGGGGTCTCAACCAAGGTCAAGGCCGAAAGGCTACCCTCAAGGTATACCGGCTCAGTCACGGAATTGTATAAGACATTGGTACAGACCGGGTTTACTGTGAATATCATTCGGTATGTCTCGCAGGCGTCCCGTTCCTCAATGTACAGGTCGTTAAGGCCGATGAGGTTTGCAGCTGTTGAATACGGTATAAGACGAGACTTTGCAGAGAGGTCTACATTAAGCGACTTCTCTGCATTGTCAAGTTTCCTATTTAAGCTTTTCTCCTGTAAAAACTTCCTTTGCATTCACTCTCGGTTTTAGCCTTTATTCTGAATTGTCATCCCCTTCCGGCTCTGGTTCCGGCTCCACTTCACCGGACAGCGGGAACCTTAAATCAAATGATTTCAACGGATATAGCTTGTACACCACCATCTTATTCATGGAACCCGCACTTGGTTTCTCATAAACAGCAATCAGGGCCTCGTAGTCGTTACCGACAAATTTTGTACCCGTACGGTTCTGTGTCGTAAGTGTTATGTCCTGCAATGTCGTTGATGCTGTAAGGAGGGCTGTTATTGCCGTTATGTTATTGATGTAGGTCCCAGATAACACAAATTTATGTGCCATGGAAACACCGCTCGCATAAACATTTGCCTCAGTACTTGCGGTCTTTGTTGTCGTTGTACCATTCTGGTTGGCATACGGGAAAGAATATCTGTTACCACTTATTGTGACCGGGAACACTTTTCCTTTTTCACCATAAGACCTTTCGTTGTAATAGCCGTAGGCAAAAGTTACATTTTCATCCACCCCACTTAATACCCCCTTATCATCAAAAACACTTGAACCGGTTTTTACGATGTAGTATTTTACATCCGTGACATCGAACCCATCAGCATATACTGAACAATCCCCGGATGTACCTGACGCGGCATTATGAACTTTCAAATACAAACTGTCCCTAAATACCGTTGTTAACGCACAACTGTCACTAAGTACTTCACGGTCAATTCCGGTCGAATATCTTTGTGTTTTAACTCTCCCGGACAAATTTTCATCCGGTGGCGTTCCTTCCGATATGGAATAGGTGATTTCCGTAACCGGAAGCGCAGCATCACTTTCATCGGTAACAACCCTGGCAAACGCACTTGACGAGTTATTACCACCAAACTTTATCTCCCTTTTTGATACACTGTCTCCTGTTGTGTAAGCCGACAGAGCATTGTAAAAGTCTGATTTACCGGGGAAAATAAGGTATGTGTTATAAGATTCCGACGAAGCACCGGAATAAAACTTATTGTTATATGTTAGTCCATTGTAAATTGTACCTTCAACTTTGTATGACAGCGGTAAATAAAATTTTGTTGGCTGCATCGTTTCGTCAGCGTCAAAATCCATTGCAAGGTTTTGTGTATTCCATGTCGCAGCTGAAATTGAAGCATGGAACGGCTTGTAAATTGTAGGAACCTCAAGCGTTGGATATACTGTAGCCATTGAAAGCAGAGTATTTCTTTTAGCTGTTGGTATGCTTCCATATATGTCATACGATACCTTGCCAACAAGGTTGTTTCCATGAAGAACAAGGAACAATTTAAGGCCGCTTTCAAGGACAACTATACAGCCATGCCCGTCCATCAGCACATTTCCGGTATTGGTTACCCCGAGAGTTACCGTTCCGTTGTTGTATGCGTATGAATTGATTGTCGCGGTGGATGCGTCAGCTGCTGCACGACCATCTTCGGTGTAAGCCATCGCGTCAAAAGTGTTTCTACCCCGTGTCGTTCCGGTATTCTCATCATGTCCGTCCCAGTACATTGTCGGGTAGTATGAATATGTCTCGTCAAGGAAATAACCCTGATAACTGTCATAGTCACCTTTGTAAAATGTTCCGTCCGGGTTTACCGTACCGCCGCATACAAGATTACCTGATTCCGGCTGGCCAAAAATAGCTATATTATATCCACCAGTAGTGAATATCATGTTATTGTATGCAAGGTTGTTATTGGCCGACTGCCTGTAATAGGTGTGCCTCATCAACCAGCTGTCAACGCTCGTTCCGGTGAATGGGTCTCCGTTATGCCATTCTGTGTCGGTAATCCCACTCAAAACCTTGTTGTTATAGTATGTGACATTGTTATCGTTCGGATTTGGTTCCTTCTTGTATGCAAGGTAGTTGGTGGAGGTGAATAGATTTACTTTCTTGTTGTCATCGAGCGTTGTTGTGTAGATAAGAATATCCTCACCGCCATACTTTACATACACATTGTACTTACCGACCCCAGGAACATGGAAAAGTATCCAGTTTTCGCCAGACGCGTCCTCATATTCCTCGGAATTTGCAGTTACTGTTGACTCGGTTCCATTTTCAACCTTCCTTATCTCAACATCCGAAGAAGATATAGTCTGCTGGTTTTTCAGAATAACAACATTCTTGTTTATCTTAATGTAACCACCCTGCTTCGCTGTTGAAGTCGCTGTGCTTCCTTCGCGCCTAAAATGCACTGTGGATGCATCTGACCTGATTGAAGAAGTTCCGTAAACAAATGTTTCAGACATTGTGCGTCCGAATGAGTCGGTAACCGTGACCGTATATTCGTGGCCTATTTCAATCACAACATTCTCAATGGCCGGATTTTCGCCTTGAACGAGTGAAACAGTATCGTCGTCTGTTGTGAACGGTCCGTCTTCATCACCGGTTGTATTGTCCTTTAAGGTAATTGTAAAACCAGGTGACATGTTCTCAATCATAAGTTTCGCACTGAGAACCATGGTCTTCGTTCCTCCTTCTTCTTTCTCGCTCACATTCTCCTTCACATAGATTTCCGGAGACCTTGCTACGGTGTTTGCTTCACACTCACTGAAGAACTGCTTCTTAAACTCGTCAAGCGCAGTAGCTCCATCCTTGAGGCCAAAATAGAAGTAGAACGAGTTTTCATACTGAGGTAACGAGTAAGAATTGTTCTCTTTGAGCAGATAGTGTTTCTTCTGTTCAATATCGGCGAATGTATCAAGCCCGAAACGGAACATGTAATAGTCATCAATGCTGTCCTCAACCGTCCGCCTCTCGGTATATTCTGCTTCCTGCGGGTCATAATCCAATGGTTCACCCCAAAGAACACCAAAAATGTTATGGAAAAAGCTCGTTGAATCAACAACAGACTCAACTCCATCACTGTTTACAACCTTATTGTACGGTGAACCGGCCTTATGAACATATTCGTCAAGAAGACCGTCAAAACCATCTGGGCGAAGGAATCTAAAATTGTATTTTTTGTATCCTGTAACATCATTCGTCTCTGTTGCAATTAGCTTGTTATGGTTCAAACTTGCAAACATAGAACGGAACGAAGCAGCCTCAATATCAACATTACTGATAAGGCCGGTTGGAACATAATAACGATATTTAGGAACAACCTCACCATTCTCGTCCCTGGTATATGCGCGAATTTCCTCTCTTCTCTGAGACATGGTCGCGCCAAGCTCGCATATTCTCTTAAGATTTACACAAGACTTGATATTGCTATCACTGTTAACACAAGAAAGCCCCAAGAAGTGACCACCCGGATAATACAAATAGTTATAACGCTTGTTTCCGGCCCCAAAAAGCCTATTAAGAAGATTTGAGGATGGTTCAAAGAAACCGCCCTTAACATCGTCTTGCCCTGGACCGGAATAGTTCCAGGAAATACCAGCCGCTTCCGTTACCGGGACTGGGTCGTCATTTTCTCCATACACTATTTCATCTCCATCCGTTTTACTATAAGCAGTGTATGTAGAATTATAGTCCGGTGTTACACGAAGTACTTCATCGTATGACTGGTGTTTGCTTCCATTTTTGTCAGACGAACATACCGTCTCATCGTCCGGAGCATAGATATAGGCGTCATCATCCATCGTAGTCAGAGCCAAATTTGTCGGCATGATATACGATGAGTTAGTAAGGAACTTGAATGCCTGGGGTATTCCGTTCTCGTCACAGTCATTTAGGGTACCGAGAAGAACGATGTCGGTTGCAAAAAGGAGTGTTCTCTTCTTGCCGTCTGTCGTCTCCTTCCATTCACACGGCTTCAGATAATAGACATACTGTCCGAGCATAGTGGTCTCTTCGGTAACAAGACCAGATTTCGGACCAAAAATGCTTGAACGGTCAATACCTTCCGATTTGTGACACCTTGACGGGATTATTCTGATGCTTGAAAAACGGCTTCGTTTCTCCTTGTTGTAACAGTTCTGGTCAGTCGTTACATTCACCCATGGAGTGTTCGGGGTTCCGGTATAACTCAAAGAGCATTGTTGCGTATAGTACCTTGATTTTTTGACGCGGGAATTATCCGCATTCATGCAACCAAGAACCTTATCTTTATAGTATGTTGATATACCATCCCTGAACGAGAATTTGTACTTTTTCTTCCTCTTAATCTTACGCATCCAGCGAGGGAAATACAGGACACCATTAACCCAATCGTTATAGAAGTCAAACTTGATGACCCTATACTCTTCGGCTAAGTTCATTTCAAAACAGTTAAGAAGGTAGTCAATATTGGTTGTAAGACATGCTGTTTCTTGTTCAAGGCTCGTAATGTTCTGACTATCAATGGATGTTTCGTCAATATATTCTGTCGATTCTAATGCTTTTTTTGATTTACCATCGCTAACTCCACTATTATTACCATTACTAATAGCGGCCGCTAGTGTGTTGTTCATCAATGTTTCCTTTATATCATCATCAACACCAACCCCGCAAGCCGGGGCAAAATACCACCCTTCCATGTCCGGGCACAAACCATCTCCAATAAAAACACAATGTGCTCCATATTTTTTTATACCGTAATTTATGAGTGCACTCGTTAAAT